TACCACTAAGAATCTCAGCTGGAGATTTACCTAGTTCGTGCATATTGCCTTCAAAAGTTTGCCACGATTTAGAAGCTTCATTTAATTCGCCCACCATTGATTGAATGCCAGCAGTGGCCATGCTCATTCCTTTTGATACAGCTCCACCTACTAAATTCGCTCCAAGCATAGATTTAAATAAACCATCACTCTGCCTAGTTGCATTGCTAAAGGCACTCCCACCACTTAGCGTACTTTTTAATTTATTAAATCCAGATTGTCCTTTTGATAATCCTGCACTCAAACGATTTAATGCACCACTAAAAGCGTCATTAATTTTAATTGTTGCGCTTACTGTTGACATTTATTTCCTCCTTTCTTAATTTATGTATAAAAAAAGACACGGTAGAATTTTTACCGTGTCTTAACCGTAACCGCCTTCGCTCTTAGAGCCCCAAAGAATTCGGGGGTTTTAGCAGAGAAAATTACGGTAACTTTTGAACAAACTCTTTAAGGCTATTAATACCTCTCTATAAATAATATAAATATTATTTATCTTTACCAATATTAAAGTGTAGTAGTATAACTAAGTAATATAAGCCTAGATACATCAATACTTTCCAGGGTTATGGTAACTATAACCTACTATCACTATCTGTAACCTATAAAAAAAGAAAGACAAAGTCTTTGCATTAAACATGCTTTGACCTTGCCTTTCTTTTTGCTTCGCGTTCTTGTTTTTCCTCTTCTTTTTGTCTTACCTCAATTGATGCGACTATAAGCGCCTTTTCACGAATACTCATTGCAGTCCAAGTTTTAGGCGTCCAGTGGTATTCATTAAGAATATAGTGATATAAAGCAAAGTCACCAATTGAGTCATTAATTAGTTTTTTGCTTCTTCAACCAATTCATCTGGATCTTCATCATTTAAACCTGATAAATCCATAACAGCTTGGGATAATTGATTGTATTCTCCAATAGTAAGCATCTTCTTGAGTAATTTTTCTGGATCTCCAGGACAACCATAAGAAGTTTGTAATTCAGCATTATCTAAATCAGGGAATACTACTGAATGAGTTAAGATTAGTCCATTAAACTTATCTTGATCAGTTTGTTGTTCAATTTGATGGGTGCGTTTATTAGTAATACGTCTGGTGGCTTGCTTACGCAATACATCAGTCTCTTCGGCGGTTAAGCTTTGAATTTCAAAATCTGATTTAAATCTCTTGAGGTGTACCTTTCTCTTTTCAATTGGTGAACCTACATTTTCAAGTAAAAAGTCGCTAATATTTGTAGTCATAATATTATTTCTCCTTAAATTTTATTAGTAATCAATAGTAGCTGGCATTCCATCAAATTCCTTAACAAGGCTAATTCCTTCAAAAGTGAAATCTGATTCCCATTGCATAACGCCATCATCCGCTTCAAAATCTGCGATTGGAACATCATCCAAGTTAACATCTTTAAGTAAGACAGTTTGAGTACCTACATGAGATGTTGGATCATGAATGGTTAAAGTTGCTTTAAAGTATAAATCCCCACCTTGTTGAGTATAAGGAATAGCATATTTAATCCAATTAGAATTGATTACAAAGCCACCTAAAGTACCTGTTCCTTCAACAGAAGTGGTCTTCTTATGTTTCCAGTGAGTACCTAATGTTTGAACATCTTCCTTGTTCTTTTCTAATTTGGCAGTAAATTTATTACATTCGATCAATTTAATAATTTTACCGTTAATTTCAAGATCAATGTGAGCATCTTTAGTTGAGATGGTATCACGTCCATTTAAAAATGAATCTAAAGACATATATTATTTCTCCTATCTTACAGTAATAGTTACATAAAGCTTTTCCATAGCATCGACTGGTTGTACTGATAAATTCATTACAACTGCGTCGCTATCTTCTCCACCTAAAACTTCTAAATCGGTTGGAGTAAAGTTTTGAATAATAGATTGTGCCTGTAATCCTTGTAAGTAAGCGGTACGGTTAGCCTTAAACAAATTACGTCCAGCATCATCATTCCCTACTTTACCCAAAAATGAACTTTCAAATACTTGTTGAGTATTTGAACAAATTTCATCAAGTGTACGCATAATACGATTTTTACTAAATTCTTTAGGCTTTTCGCCGCTAAAACTAGTTAAAGTATCAATATCTTGCTCAATAACCACACGGTTGCCTGGACGAGTAGTAAATACAATTTCACCGTTATTAAGGGCAGTAATAGTATCTTCATTATTCAATCTTGGAGACGCTTCTACTGCATCATCAATATCTGCATAAGTTAAGGCTGTGGCAGCATCTGCACTTGCAGACATCCCAGCAAACCGAGCTGTAGCAGTTGGTACATCAATAAGGGTGCCATCATTAAGCAAATAACCATTCTTTACACTTGAGATGCCTTCATAGTTATATGCTACATCTGTAGAGTTAGGGATTACTCCTCGAACTTTAAGACCAATGTTTTCACGTAGTCGCTTAATTTGTTCAGCAAATAATTGATGAATGTTACTTGATTCGTCCCAACCTGCAGTTGTTGCAACAGAATAATATTCATTTTCAAGTACTTCGTTCATCACATTAATTACATTGTTCGTACCATCGGTACCACCAGTTAATTGATTTGAACCACTCAATTGGAAAAGAGAAGCATTATCCAAGTTTTGTCTTTCTTCAGGAGTAAGTTCCTTAGCCCCATTAATTAATTTATTAAAAGCTTCTTTGGCTTTATCAGTAATCTTAAACTTCACATATTCATTTTCAAACTCTAATTCATTAAGTGAATTAATGCCCAATTTGTTTACATCAAGTTTACTATCTAAAAAAACTCTAAATTGTACTCCCTTAATTGTTTGCTGATCTAAAATTTTTGTACCTAAAATTGTAGTAATAACATAGTCAGTGATTCCATTATTATTTGTATCAGCCTGATTCAAATCAACGGTAATGTTATTTCCAACAACACCTGGATTCTTCGCTTCAATACTAATATCAATTTGACCATTTTCTGATTTTGATCCATCAAACTTAGCTTTAGTCCCACCATTAACTGAATTAACAAGTAAAATAGTTTCAGCACCCTTTAATGCCTCTCGCACTGGAGCAAGTTCAGGGTCACTTAGTTTATGTCCTGTTAACTCTTCAAAATTACTTGATGCATCTAATGTAATGACACCATTTTTACCCCAGCCAAGCGGCTTGTTTTGAAACATTAACAAACGACCTAAAGGACTGTTAACAACAGGCTTTCCATTACCCTTAACATTAATATAGACACCTGGTCTACGTTTATTTTGTGCTTTCCAAGTTCCACCAGCCATTTAAATACCCTCCTTAAACTTCTTGATTGCTTGCTTAACCTGTGCAAGTGTGTATTCTTTATTATCTTCTAGAACAATATTGATAATATCTTTATCAGTAGTATTAAAAGTATTGCTCATTTTTAAGCCTAACTTTGTAAAAGTAGGCTCTTTTACTGCTGTTTTATTAGCAGTAGTTTTAGTTTTCTTTGATTCCACCATTAATATCAAGACTCCTTTGCATTGGTGTGTGATCAACTTTATACATATTCAATAAAAGGTCAAATTGCATAGTTAGCGTTTCTTCTTTTGGATCTGTATTAATATCACGGTTACGAACCGTAGAATACTCGTCCAACCGAGTAAAATTGTCTAATAATAATTCTTCCACTCTATTTAAATCAGCGTTTGGAGCTTCAGGATTAGCAAAATAAACAATTTGATAGGATACTGTGCGATCTTGAATATCAAAAAAGCGGTTCTTAGATTGTGTCAAAGTTTTAATAATGTAAAAACTCGGCACATCAAAACCGCTTGTTTGATTTTCTGTATAAATCGTTGTTTCGGGAAAAATTTCTGCTAATTTATCCACAATTCTTTGTATTATATCTTCCATTATTCCAATATTTTTTCAAATGCCCATAATCCTGGTGTAATTAATTGAGGTAATTGCATATTCACTTGATTAAGCGAACGTTGCATGAACCATTGTCCTGGCACCCAACTAGCTTTCAAACGTTTACCAATTGCAGGAACATATCTCCCTGGAGTTTGTCTATGACCTCTTTCAACATATGAAGCGTATTCCATATTGTTATTAAGTGTGATAGTCCATCCACCACCTGAATGGCTGGGACCATCAACCTCCCATGCTCTTCTTAAGCCACCTGAATCCACTGGAGTATTAGCCTTAAAAGTTCTAAGTGCTTGTACACCAATGTTACGACTACTTTTACTTAATTCTCTTTTAATATCTCCATGCTTGATTCTTCCTTTAACTCGGTCAGCCCATGCTTGAAAATCAGCATCGTCAATTTCTCCTAATGACATAAGTAATCACGCCTTTTCATCCCTAGTCATAGCTAATTCCTGATGACTGTAATAACCTGTGTACCCTTTGCTAGCACGTTTATATTTAGACGTTTGCCCATTCTGGTCAGTGACATAGATAATCGCACCAGCAGGAATATTAATTCCGTTTCGAATTAATAGCTTAGCATCATATTGATCAGTACCATAAAATGACTGATTCCCTGCAGATTGTCCTTTAAGAATAACTTTCGCGGGCTCATTTTCGACAATTGTTGTTGAAACATTATTAGTAATGTGATTTTTAACAACAGGTTTGGTACCAGTAATTTTTACTTTATCAGTCCATAAAATGGGAATGGTTTTCTTTAAGGCTTTAAAGTAATTCATATTACCACTTTATCCTTCTAAAATTATTAAGAACATTAATATCATTATCACTAATAGGATTTATGTTTTGCAAAGCGTTATAAATTTCACTCTTAGATCTAAAGGTCACACTAGTATCACCTTCGTTGAGAGATTGAATATTATAAGTACCATCGCTTCCTTCAACCCTTGATAATAAATCATGAGTATCAATCATTCGAATAACCATTGTAACCATAGTACGATCTAATTCTTGAGGTAACTCATCAATAGAAATGTTAGTGTAATTTGCTACATCTTGAATAGTTTTACTTAAAGAAAAAGTAAGAAGATCTGTGTATAGTTCTTCTCGCTTTCGTTTCATTTCTTCTTTAGCTTTAGCGATAACCTCATTATCTTCGGTTAGGGATGCAGTGGATTCATCAATCTCAAAAGGAACCAACAATTTAATTTGCTCTAACATAGCTCCATAGCGTTCAAGATCTAGCATTTTTTACCCCTACTTTACTAAAGCTAATAATTCATCCTTAGTATTTTTACCAGCAAAATCAATATTTTGCTTAGTTAAATAAGCCTTGATTTCTTCAACGGTATTGTTCTTATTTGGCTTAGCATCATTCTTTGCAGTTTCTTTACGACCTGAACCAGTAGAGTCAGCAGCGGACTTATCTGCAATAAAGAATTCAACACCTCGGAACTTTGGCTTAAGCAATAATACATCATCATATGATTGTTCATAGTAAAGGTAATTACCTGAAGTAGCTGCACTTGGAGCATCAAAACCTGCCCATGAGTACTTTTCAGGAGCAATTTGTGATCCATTCCAAATAAGCATCATCTTAATTTGCTTTGCATCGTCAACTTCCTTAGATCCATCAGTAAAGTCAAACTTTGTTTGGAATAAGTCTTCAGGAACTGCAACCACAGTTACTTCATCAAGTGAACGAACTGTACGATTAATATTTTGAGCATCCCCCACAACAATAGTACGGTTTACTGCTTCAGCTTCCTTAAGTAAGTAATAAGTTGCAGTGTCAGTATAAAGAATACGGCCTTGCGCTGGAACTCTAGCAAGATCAAGATTTCTCATCATTTGATCGTAAGCCTTAAGAGCATTGCTTGCATCAAGTGACTCGGTATGAATACCTGCATTTTCTTCTAATCCTTCATCAACATTAATCTTTTGGCGTTGATCGAATAACTTAGAAAACATTTCACGGTCTTTTTCAGGCATTTTAGAATCTTGATTGTATTGCTTAGTAATATTTGCCATTGATACAACTTGATTGGTTTCATCAACATCAAGAGGATCAACCAAAGTACTCCAATAACGGTCATTAGTTAATTCATAGACATCATAATCTAGTGAATAATTTGCCGCAGGTGTAGTTACTGTACGTCTTGCGCGATCTTTACGACCACTTAAAATTTGTAAACGTGGAACCTTGATATGTTTAGCATCAAGGAAGTTAATTTGATTATTTGATGGTGATTGCCACAAAACGCTTGAGTACAAATCTGTAGGATAAAAACCTGTTTCCGTCCTGCTTTCTGGTGCTTTTTGGTGCATCTTCTGCCTGTATACCTGTGATGTTTTTGTTTGATTTTTTTTGATTCATTATGAACAATCCTCCTTTTTTTGTTTTTGGGTATGGAAAAAGCATACCACTTGTTCCATGATTGTCCTTTTTGTGAAAATGCACCAAGCAGAATGGTATTATCCATCCAGTATGCTTGCGAGATTAGGAAATTTTATAATTATTACTGTAACAATAGTTTTTATTAATTATAGCACTTTGTTGAATAATATCAACAAAAGGTGATTGAAAAATATGTTTAATGTTGACATAATTCAACAAGTCAGAAAGGATGGTAAAATTATGATGGATGTTAATTTATGTCTGGCAGAAGCTGGGAGAAGGATTATGGAGAGAAGAAAGAAGCTGGGGATGACACAAGAACAGCTGGCAGAAAAAAGTAATGTCACTACCCAGTTTGTTTCATATGCAGAATCAGGAAAAAGGGGGATGAGGCCTGAAAATCTAATGAAAATTGCTGCTGCCCTGGAAGTCAGCACAGATTATTTGT